TCATATTAAAAAAGTAAAGTCGCTACGCCTTAAGCCTCTCTGCCAAACACGCCTGGAACGGTAAGTTTCCTACGTGACCCAAGGTGGTGTTGATGTCTGCGTAAATTTTGCCATCCATCTGCTGCCAGCGGCGACAGAAGGCGTAGTCTTCGGACAGGTAGCGACGCGACACTGGGTCAATCATGCAATCAAATAGGGCACAATACGTATCAAAGTCCCTATTTTGATGGTCATTCACACAATCCAACTGCTCACCGTAGTGTTCTTGCATCCTTTCGAACACCGAACGTTTAATCATCATGAACCCCGTGGGTCCATCGAGGATTTCAATGAAACCATCTTCCACGGCGCGAGACTGGGCGCCAAAGTTGATGACCAGAGAGCTACTGAGCATGGACATGTCCCGCTCGTCGCCCTTTTCGATGGCAAACTTGGCCTGGTCCCACATGACCACCTTTTTCGGGTAGCACGCGACGGCGATGTCCCGGTTGGCCCTCACGAGGCGCACCACTGACTTGGGGTCAAAATCGATGTCCGCATCGATGAACATGAAAAAATCGCAATCCGTCTTTTGCATGAAACGACCAACCGCGACGTTGCGAGCTCGGTGGACGAGACTTTCGTTTTCCGTCGTGTCAAAGTAGAGCTGGATGCCCTCGCGAATGAGTTCCATCTGGAGTTTGATGACGGAGGCCATGTACCGCTCGAGGCAGAGTCCGCCATAGCATGGTGTAGCGAGAAAGAGTTTGGTGACCATTACACATTTAAATGGCTTTCGCCTCTAAGTATTTTCTAATGATGGTTTCTATTTTATTGAGCGTCGGTACAGACACGGAACATCCTTTACAGATTTCACTTTTTGGTATTCCAGTGACAATCCATAGTATAGCAGATGCGATGCTGTTTGGAGTTTTACTCATGAGTTCAACGCAATCTTCGACGTTTCGACACATCTTAGTGCACGCGATTCGATGTTCTTTAGATATGTCAAACCCATTGATGAGTCGATTCATGACGTCGACGGGGCGGGTGGTGTTCTCCTCCTCGTGCGTGGTGACGAGCACCGACTTGAACATCTCCGAGGTGCGGCTGATGTCTTTCGGTTGAATGTTGAACATGTCCGCCACCTCCTTCGTCGTGCGTGGGTAGTTGGCGAGTCGGCACGCGTAGAGCACGCAGTTGGCCTTGATCCCCACACGGACGGCACCCCTGGTCAATTTCTTCTCGTTGAACGTTTTGTAGATCATCTTTGCGTCTCGAAGCACGACCTCTGGAAGAGAGCCACACGCGTCTTCGATGTCTTTGTATGCGTGGTACAAGCCTCGGTCTCTGTGATTCATCGCTTGGTGGAAGTTGATGGTCGCCATGCGTCGGTTCTTGTACGTCGACGATCCACGACCCGTGGAGATCACGGTGCTCTTTCCCCACTGAGACGAGTACAGATTCGGGTTGCTGTGTGCGTCGGCACCGCAACGAGCGGGGTCGGACACTTTACCATCTTCGGACACGCCAGAGGTCCACTCCGCGACGTCGGAGATGTACCTGTCGTCCACGAGACCGCACTGGACGCACACGGGAAGCCCTTCGGGGGCGATCACCTTGGTGCCCTTGCACTCCACGCATTCATAGTTGTTCGCTGGCTTTTCAGTTGTTGGTGGTTCTTCTTTTTTATTTTTAAGGAGGGTGTCTAAATCATCCCAAATAGCTGCCAGCATCTTCGGTGCTCTACGAGGATTTTTTTAAAATCACCACGCGTCGCAGTCTGCGGCACGGTGTTTGGCCCACGCCTCGATGTGATCCACGGTGTCTTTAAAACTTCGAGCCCCTGGACTTCTTGGTTCCCAATCGTTCCACGCTTGGTCAATGTCTCTGTGTCCAGGAGGGGGTGGACCTTGTTCGTCGTCGGAGACGATGAAATCTTCGAGGTCGCTTCCACCGTCTTCCCAAATCTCACTGTCGTCGTCTTCTACGTCGACCTCGGCGTAGAACACGTAGTACGGGTGGCCTACACTCGTGATCTCGAGGTCTTCGAACGTCCCCCCTGGGTGGTGTTCGCACAAACTTTCGTATGGGGTCGCTGTCATTTCCTGGTCGAGCTCGTACACGCACGCTGATTTATAAATCTTTTCCGTTTGACTTAGGAAACGAACGCCGAGGACGTTCCCCGTGTTCATCTGCACGATCCCATAGGTGGGCTCTTCCACATCGTCTTCGTTGACCATGGCCAGGACCACGTCGTTCGCCTGAATGTCTGAGGGTACAATCATGAAATTTTACGACATTAATTTTTTAGAGGGCCGACTATGACTTAATTAAAAATATTCGACTATTGTACTTTAGGAGTCATGAAAATTACAATTTATTCAAAAGAGGGGTGCACCTACTGCGACCGAGCGACGGAGCTGTGTGAAGCAGAGGGATTGCCTTACGAAAAATGCATGATTGACAAATCGGACTTAGAGAAGCTATGTGGGGGCAAGTTTGATGCGTGGCCACAAATTTTTAAAGATGGTGAGAGACTCGGCAATTTTTTTGACCTGGAGGAATTCATCCAGGAGGAATACGAACCCTTACTTCATGGATGTGAGAACAGATTCACGGTGTTTCCACTGAGGTATGAAAACTTGTGGAAGCTCTACAAGCAGGCACAGATGTCCAACTGGACCGCAGAAGAGATTGACTTCTCAAAAGATATGGAGGATTGGAAAGGGTTGTCTGAAAATGAACAACGGTTTGTAAAGTACGTGCTCGCGTTTTTCGCCGGGTCCGACGGTATTGTGTTTGAAAACATCAACAACAACTTTGCCGACGAGGTGCACGCGTCGGAGGCTCGGTCCTTCTATGCATACCAGTGCCACAACGAAATGGTCCACGGGGAGACGTACTCCAAGCTCATCGACAAGTACATCACCGATGGGAGAGAAAAGATGCAGTTGTTCAACGCCGTCAACACCATCCCATGCATCGAGAAGAAGGCGAATTGGGCCATGAAATGGTTCGCCAGAGACCGGTCTTTTGCCGAGCGTCTCTTTGCGTTCGCGTGCGTCGAGGGCATCTTCTTCTCCGGGTCGTTCTGCGCCATCTACTGGCTCAAGAAACGGGGGTTGATGCCGGGTCTCACGTTTTCGAATGAACTCATCAGCAGGGACGAAGGGTTGCACCAAGACTTTGCAGTGGAATTGTTTAAAATGTTGAGACACAAACCCTCGGGACACGTCCTGCAAGCCATCGTGCGAGAAGCCGTCGCCATCGAGAAAGAGTTCATCATCGACGCCCTTCCGTGTTCACTCATCGGCATGAATGCTCAAAAAATGTCCGAGTACATCGAGTACGTGTCCGACAGACTCCTAAAGCAAATTGGACACCAACCAATTTTTAACTCCAAGAATCCATTCGATTTCATGGAGCTCATCAGCTTAGAGGGCAAGACGAATTTTTTCGAAAAAAGGGTTGGGGACTATGGGAAAATGGATGCGACTGAAGACGAAATCACATTCAATGAAGACTTTTAAAAAATAGACACACATTGTTAAACAAAAAAGAGAATCATGTTTCAAGTTCTACAATCAGTCATTGGCACCCCGGGCCCTCTCATTGTAGAAGTTGAAGGAAAGTTATTTTTAGAACAGTGTATGACCATCAGAGAGTGTCACGTCGACCGCATGGTCGAACGCCTGAAAGAGTTTTCACTCACAGACGTCGTGCAAACGACGGACCGCTCCTTTTTCATGTCGCTCAAGCCTGCGTCTTCGACTCGCGTCTGATGTTCATCATACCCCACGTGATCAAGAAGAACACGAGCGAGTGTACCAACAACCCAAGCATCGTCGGGCACCCATTCGGGCTCGCGAGACCAGGACTCAGCAATCCACGAGTCAATATGTACATTTGAGGATTCGAAATAATAAAGAAGGTTAACGCCGAAATGGCGGAAATGATAGCCTTCTGCTGCTGCTTCGAACCATTGCAACCGCATCCGCAATCTTTAAAAATTCCCATGTTTCGTTTTAATATAGACTGAGAATTTTTTATTCCCACGCGTCCGTACCATTGGTAATCTTAAACGTGTACGTCCCAGCAACGTTCGTGATCGAGGGCGTTTCAAGCAACTGCTGGTTCGTGGTGCCTTCGGGTTCGGTCTTGTACGCCGGTCTGAGGAACTTTGCCTTGGTGCCAATAATGTCAGCACGCGTCGCCGTGTCCGCGGTGTTCGTGAGCACGAGTTTGTGGACCTTTTTCACCGCACCCAAGTCGAGGGTGACCGACGCGGCGCCATCGGCTGGTGACGGCTGCGATCCCAACGTCGGTGAGGCGCTGTCGTCGTCGATGAAACTGGCCAAGGTGTTTCCTTCCGCAGCACCTTCTACAGTGGAAACGTCGGTACCGGTTCGCACCACCAACTGCGCACCGTTTTTGTCGTACACCGAGATGTCGTTCAACGAGATCGCGTTGGACGTGTTCGTCTGTTCAAGTTTGATGTACCGACAGTCCACGTACATGTCGACATCGGCTGGTGTCGTGGAGTCGCACCCACAGAACGTGTTGCTGAAAAAGGTGAGGTTCGAGAAACACGCGTTTGCGTTGAGGTTTGACAAGTTGAGGGTGCCCTCGGTGCACGTATAAAACAGTGCAGATGCCGATGAGCACGACGATGCGAGCATGGCGATGATGGCCACCGCAGACATAGTATAAATTAGAGTAACATTTTTTTCCCTGGGTTAAAGTTTTCACACTCTGTGTAAGTATAACCAACAAACAATAATGTCGCTCGCCATCACTCAAGCTTCTGAATTCAATGCCTCCGATGTGGATTTCTCCAAGATGAGAAAGAACAAGAACGGTGGCAAGGCGGTCTATCTCAACAAGGGTGGCAATAACAAGCTTTACGTTCAATTTCCAAAACTTCGTTGTCCGTACGGACTCTCTGCGTTCACCGATGAAGGCACTGGACGTACGTCGTACAGCCTCGACCTGGCGTTCGATCCGGACAATGCCGAAGCCGTCGAACTTCGAAAGAAGTTTGAAGAGCTCGACGAACTCATCGTGAACAAGGTGGCTGAAAATTCAGTCGAATGGCTTGGAAAGGAGTTCAACGTCGAAGTGCTCAAGCAGGCCCTGTACAAGCCGCTCGTGCGCGTCGGCAAGCCGGAGTACCCGGCCACCATCAAGTTGAAGATTCTCACAAAGTCCGATGGGTCTTTCGTGCCCGAGAGCTACAACATGAACAGAGAAGCCATCACCCTGGATTCCGTCGAGAAGGGTGCCAAGGTGCACACCATCGTCGACATTAACCAAATCTGGTTCATCGACAACAAGTTTGGTGTCACCATCAGATTGTCTCAAGCGCTCGTGGAGCAAACGGCTAAATTGCCGTCTTTTGCGTTCCAGGGCATCGAACTTCCGGAGCCGACCGTGGACGATGACGACGAACTCGTCGACGAAGAATAATTTCTCATGTAATGACAACTAAAACTATGGTCCCTTTCATTATTCTTTTACTCGTAGACGTGTACATTCTCTGGACGATGCGCACTGCGGTTGCTGCGCCCCCCACCGGCGGCGAGGCGGACTACGTCGTTTACGGGACCATGGGATGTGGATGGACTCGTAAGCAACTCGATGTCATGAAGGAGAAGAAGCTCTCCTACGAATTCGTCGATTGCAGTAAGGGTCAGTGCCCAGCGGACGTCAAGGCGTACCCGACTTTAAAGCACCCCGACGGGAAGATCACCACCGGATTTAACACCCTCTGAGAATCATGAGGGAAATGGAGAGGAGGAATGCGTCCAACATGGAGCTGATGGGCTTGAGGACGCTGATGTGCTTCACGAGACTGCGGTTCCACAGAATGCGGAGGAGGAACGTGCTGATGAGGAGGATGAGCACGTAGAGCAGAACTTCGGTGAGCATGTCAGACTTCGTTTCAGTCTTTGAGATTTCTCTGAGCATGATTTTTTATTATTAGTAAATATTATAAATGCTGCCATTGAGTGGTTCTGAAAAAAAGTACACCACTCGATTGTGGAACAACCCAAAATACAAAAGGTCCAACAACTGCTACGCCTACGCCGTGAATGACCCTGAAAGTTTCCGCTGGCAGAAGAGCATCCCCGGAGACCGAAGCGGTCTGAGCAACATGTACCACAACTACACCCACTGTGATGGATTGCCGAGACGCGTCGTCAGTGATAACCCAAAAAAAGTATACAAGGTGAATCCCGTGCTGCGATGTAAGAAGGGTTACTTTAAAATCATGATGTTCACCAGCCCACAGGGGGACTTTCACTTTTACAAGCAACACGGTGTGTGTGAATACAAGGTTCAACCTGGGAACACCGTGAAAAGCGTGGCTGCGTTTTTCAGAGTGCCCGAAGGACGGGTGCGACTGGCTGCCTCAAAGGTGGGTGGATTCAAAGTTGGCAAGCGCATCGTGTTCAAGGTGAACCTGTGGTCGCACAAGAGAGGGTGGAGTGATGGTGGTGCACTCCTCACCGATGCAAACGGGAAGATGATCAAGGATCCACGAAAGGCGAGTAGGAACTACCCGGGTTTGAACTACTCAAACTTCTGTTCCGCGTTCTGTGTCAAGGATCGCGGCATCAAGGTCGGCAAGACTCATCCCAAAGTCTCGAAGAATGGAGTCTAGGTCAGTTTCTTCTTCGGCATCAAACTGAATGTCAAATATGTCGAGGACGTTGATGACCTGGTCCTCGTTCAGTTCAGTGGCGGTGGACGAACGGGCTAAAAAATTATTCGTCACCGTGAGCGTCACCTTAAACTGGGACACGTCAAACACTTTCCGACACATCGGACACGTGTGTTTGCCCTGTCCTTTCCAGCGTTCGATGCACGACTTGTGAAATATATGTCCACAACGGATGGCATTATGTCTAGTAGGTTTTACCTCGTTGAGACATATAGAACATGTCGTAGACATACCTACATGTACTTGGCTAAAGTTTTTTTAATAAATATCCGCGACATTGAGGAGCGGTGCGTGGCACTGACCACACTGGGTGGTGCCTTGGATGTCTTGGACTTGCTGCAAGACTTCCGGGCCCTTGCTTTGAAGCAATTGGCGGTAACGGTAGTTGTCTTCGAGTGCGATGCCATTTTGCTTCATGATGTAGTTGTTCACGAGTTGCGCTGAGGAGTGGATGGTGAAACAGCGACCGTCGGCCATACCCAAACGTTGCGACATGCTTATTTTTATTACAATACCTTTAGAAATTTATTTGGCGGTTAGGTGTGGTGGCGAGCCACGAACGGAAACCCATGCCTTTTAGTTTTTGTACAAATTCATCACATTGGTATCCCATGAACGTGTCGAAGACGTCCTTGGTCTCGGTGGGCGACACGCGAATCTCATCCCCCGCGCGGTCGATGTGTCGACACACCATGTTGTATCCATAAGCCACCTCTTTCAACGTTTCACACCCCGTGATGATTATTTTACCAGTAGAGAAAATGGATGTCGTGATTTGTTTCATTTCCTCTGCTGGTTTGAATTTTATTTTTACCGCCGAGTACTTGTCCGGCTGAAAGCTCACGGAGAAGATGTCGCCAAAATTTTTAAAGTGTTGCGCCACCTTCATGAGGTTCACGTTATAGTTCAAACTATAGTTACTGTTGATCATGACCACTCTGAAATCGTCATTGCTGATGGCTGTTTCCATACCAAGAAACTGTTTGAAAATTTCTTTGAGTTGTACTATGATTCTGTTGCAATCGAAGAGGTCGCAGCACCCAGCCACCTGAATCGAACCATTTGGGAAAATTTTTATACTCTTACTGGAATAGTTGTCTCTGAATGAGAGTGTAATTTGATTGTAAAAAGTCGTATTCTTTATGGACCACTTAAAATCACCCTCACCCCCGTCGCGTCGAAGGATCACGTGGTCAACGGAGGAAAACTTCTCGCGGAGCTTCGCGATGTCCACCGGCTGTCCGAACTTGGCCACCATGGTGATTGTAGTGATTTTGACCCACGAGGGACGGGTCTCCTCTCGCATCATGTTTCGGAAGGCATCGATCGTGAGGATGAACGAGAACGTTTGGTTCGCGATCGGTGAATACATGATCCGAGGGGTGCCTTCGAACACGTGCGTCGCGAACTGGGGATTATTTTTTTAAAAGCCTCTCTAACCTCTCTTTTTCCCTCTGTATAAAAATACGTAATTGGAGAATATCACCATCTAAATATACCTGACCCGACGCTTTTCCCATGCCCACATCTCCGATACGACACAGGTCCACGACGGCCATCTTCGCGGTCGCGGGAACCTTGCTGTAGTGCGCGGCGAGGACTGCGGCGTCTCGTTTCGTCTCTTTGGGCAACGCGTCTCCTTCGAAGGCTACGACGACGTGCGACCCAGGGACTCCGGCCGCGTGGAGCCACCACTCCGCGGGGTAGGAACTTTCAGTCAACCGATCGTTGTCCTTGGCGTTCTCGCCGACGAGAATTTGTATTCCATCCAGGGATGTGAACGTTCTCATAATTACATTTTAGAATGGTTTTTATTTATAAGTAGTTCTACACCACCACGCATTTAATCCAGCAAATTCAAACACAATGTGAATGAGGGCACCCGTGAGGAACAAGAGCCACGGCGTCGTGAGTCCCGTGTTCAAGTACTGAAGACTGTAAAAAAGGGCAGAGGTCATCACACCGACGACGATGGCTTCCGTGAAGACTGGGGTTCTCATCATGTATACTGTTCGTAGATATTTAAATAACTCGCAAACGTTAACCAGAATGCCAGTGGGAGCAGGTACGTGCGCGCCGTGCCCTCGAGCTGCGACACGGTGTACCACGTGGTGAGCGCAGAGGCGGTGATGATGATCGCCGCCTTGTCCTTGTTCTTCGCACACGAGTACGCGATGAGCCACAGGCAGCAGAGACCCACGATGGCGGTGAAGAGGACGTCCTCCTTACTGAGACGCCACGCGTATCCTGTGGTAAAGTAGAGCGCGGGCCACACCACACCGAACACCCACGAAGGTGGGCGAAAAGGGACGTTCGCGGCTGAGCTTTTCAAGTTTGGGCAAAGAAGACTGGTACCAGTGATGGCGAGGCCTGGAATGAACTGGCGGTACATACTTTATTCTTACATTTTTTTATTAAAGTTTTAAGTGAAACATCTAAGTATACATCATGAGCTTCCTTAAATCTGCCAAATTCATCAGCGATGTCGAACTCGGATGCGACATGGTGGAGGTCGAGTATGTCAAGTACGTCGAAGGCGAGAACCGCTACGAAACCTTTGTGGACTACTATCGCACCGTGCCCGCCGGGGAATGGGTCGAAATCACATCTCTCAAGCAGAACATTCGTTTGGAAAAATTCTTAGACACCATGGTGGAAAAAACGACCGAGGTGCTTCAAAAAATGTGCGACGTCATTCTGGAATCTGCACAGTGCTCCACGAGGCTTATGTATGCATCAAAAATTCTTGACCCAACATTTACCCCTCCGGTGGTAAATTTATCTCGAGCATGGCAACGTACTTTAGTGAATGAATTCTGTATGTCGACTTTACCAGAACTCGTGTATCACTGCAGAAACACAAGAAGGTTGGAGAAGTTTTTCAACGTCGTTCGAACGATCGCGTCAGAATGCGACGCGTGCAGAGTATCTTGAAGAAGCGGCGCATCGCCGTCCGCGCCGCGGAAAACCCAGATGCAGAAATCGTCGTGAAACGTAAACGCCACGTCATGGAAATAACCACCACCATTCCACGAGAACAGTGCACCGACGTCGAGGTCGACCCCTCCGGAGAACGGATCGTCCAGATCAGTGGCACCGGTGAGGAGGTTTCCGAACAGTCGTGGACACCGGCAGAACCAACACCAGAAAATATAAAAAAAATTTGGAATCACCTTCTCGTGAAAGAGGTCCGCTCACGTTGCCCCGAAGTCCTCGGCATGGCGATCTTGAAGCACGTCCTCTTTCACGGGAAAGTTCAAAGCGGCAAGGGCACCCTCCAGTTTGTCATGATGTGGTACTACAGTTTCATATTAAATAAAAAAGTTGTCCATCTTCTCGACAACAGAAGGGCTTCTTTAAAACAAAATGTTGAACGCGATTATAAAAAAGTCAAGGACATCATCAAGGATGTGTGCGCGTCGTGCGACATTCCCGATTGGCAAAATTACATGTACACCTACACCGTGGCGGGTGAACGGAATCCCGTGCCACGAGGGAAACACGCCGTCACCGTGGCCATCGGCAACCCGACACGCATCCGTCAACTCGTCTCACAGGTGGAACGCGAAAGGGGCATCGTCATCGTCGTCGACGAGTGCGACGTGTTCGTGAAATCGCACGACGGACACATGAAGACGGAGGTGCAGTTGAAACGTTTGAAAGAACACGCCGATCACATGGTGATGTTCACGGCGACGCCTTTTGCAAACTATGCACAGGAAGACACCCGGGTATCACTCTTCAAGATGAAACAAAGTGAAACGTATCGAGACATCACGAGTGATAAGATTGAAAAAAGAATTTTACCTCCATATTTTTTTGGACAAAGTATGAAATTCAAAAACATCAAAGAACTTTTACGAGATGTCATTTTTCCCCATGACTTTGGACATTTACAAAACATCACCCTCATGAACGTGGAATCCATGACGACACAGATGGATGCTCTGGCCCGGGTGCTTCGCGTGGAATTCAAGGACACCTTCCACTGCGTGGTCCACCACTCACACACGAAGATGCATTTCAAGGGGCAACAGTTTGAATCACACGACATCAAAGGATTGTTTGAAGCCATTCAGCGAAACACGGATGGTAAACCCATCGTCATCATCTCGGGACAAATGGCTGGGCGCGCCGTCACCTTTCGCTCACAGACGGGTGGGACCTCTCAACTCACATCCATGATTTACCATCCTAGTGGTAGCGCCTCGGAGGTGAACATTCAACAGGCCCAACGCATGTGTGGAAACTATGGTGCCGATGTTCCAAACATGTTGTTCTTTGCCACACAAAAAACAGTGGACGTCATCAACGTGGCCATCAACAACACCTTGCGCATGAATGATACCATCACCGAAGACAAAGACACTTTGAATTGCATAAGCACCGGTGTGTACGAGCACTCTGGACGACACATGGACCGCGCCGGGGTGGAGGGACATCTCGAACGAGAGACGGAATCGCATACAGAGTTTGAATCACTCGACGCCCTTCGACAGTACTTCCGAGGACATTATCACAAGGAGGTGTGCATCACGGAAAAGTATGGTCAGGTACGGGTGCCACCCTTTGTGTACGAAGGAAACGATGCCGCCGAACAAGCAAACATTCGACGACACACTCTCCATGAAATACGCGCCAACCACTCAGACTTGGAAACTACGGGAGGTGGTGTGCAGTTCTGTTGGGACGAAGACCGCTACCGGCGCGTGTTTAACACTGGGGCGCGCAAAACTGATAAAAATTATCAAAAGAGTGTGTACGTCCTGGGGCGTCCAGCCGCGGGTGTGCACACCACTGTGCCTTTCATCCTGTATAAACCTGAATACCACGACGCGTCTCGATGTACCGAGGACCGCACCCTCTACGTGTGTCAAACCACCGCCGGTACTTGGAGAGGGTACGTCCCGAACATGAAGAAACACAAGTCGTTGCGTTTTCATCCACGTAATAATATGATTGTAAACTGATAAGAATGGTCCTTGAACTCCATCTAAAAGCGCCCGTGTCCGAACCTCCAAAGCAAGGCACCTACGTCGACAGCTACGGGACCATCGTGCGCGAAGACTGCGACTGCTACGACAGCGAGGGACGGTTGCTTTTTAAATTTAGAAAGGGGGTGATCCCGAAGACACTCACGGAGGTGGCTGCAGACACCTTTCGCGCCCACGCACAGAAGGTGAGCAAGACCCGTGGATACGCCTCGAACAATGCACCGACGACGTCGAACATCGCCGGATTCTACGACAAGAAGACGGTCGGGCACCACCGACAGGGCTTGCGCAATCCTTCGAAAGATGAACTTTTGTGTCGAACCACCTATTTTAATGCGAACAACGGTGACAAGTTTCGTGCATGTGAACCTTTTTTTAAAAATATTAATGACATTTACGAAGCGCTCACGCCCGACAAATACGCCGTGCAGAAGGCGCAGTGTGAAAAGGTGATGCCCTCCCTTCTCATCAAAAACACCGTGTTCTCGACCATCACGGTGAACAGAAACTGGCGCACGGCGTGCCACGTGGACAAGGGGGACTTTTCGGGTGGTCTGGGAAACCTCGTCGTCGTCGGGAACGACCGATACACGGGTGGCGAGATTGGGTTTCCCCGATGGGACGTGGGGGTGGACGTTCGCGACGGGGACATGATCGTCATGAACGTACACGAGGTACATGCTAATTTGGCCATCACGCCGACGGCGGAGGACGCCGAGCGCATGAGTTTCGTGTGTTATTTAAGGGAAAAGATGCACAAGTGCGTCGAGCATCTACCGTCGTAGCACCCACACCAAGAGGATGATCAGAAGGAGTGCCACGGTCGCGCGGGTGATGAGCCATCCGTTGCGGTCGTTCTCAGCCGCCGCGGCAATCTTCATGCGCGCGTCTCTGGTGAACCCATAGTCAATGTTTCTTCGCGGGTGCAGGGGCGTGCGCAGCGGACACCCAGGCTGACGACCCCCGGTGCAAAAGTCCACAGTCCTGTCGCCCGAGGTCTTGGCCACGTCGCAGATGGGGCTCAGGCGCGTGTACTCGATGTCCTTCTTGCCGTGCACATCCTTCGCGTGGTCGGCAAAGTCTGGGGTCTGGCGGACACCCCCTGGAAGGGAGAAATCGCGAACGACGAACGGGTTAATGTCGTCGATGGTGTCTTGGTCCGAAAGCATGTATGAGCTCATGTTGTAATACAATATTTTTTATGGTTCAATTTATACTGATGTTGTTCCCACATCTGGTCGAGGTCTACGTTAAGCATGGACGCGAGCTGAAAGAGATATGAGAAGACATCACCCATCTCCATCATGACGTCCGTGCCTCTCTCCTTTTTCAAACCTGTTTTTTTAAAGGTTTTTTTGTACTGACGTATGGCTGACGCCAACTCCCCGAACTCCTCTGTCAACAGGAGCCACACCGTGTCCACCTGAGCCTTATCCCAACCTTTTGATTTACATATTCTTTGAGTTTCACTCTTATAGTAATTCAACATGCTTCAATAAAGTTCCAAGGCTTTATACCAAAAAGGTTGTGGTCTCATAATTCTAGGTTTGTACACACGGTGTGTATC